TCCTACCGCTGCACCAGCGATTGAACCACCGCCAGAACCGCCGCTTCCGCCTGCGACTGGAGTATAACCAGCACCGGCGCCGCCACCAATACCGCCGCCCGTTGATGTAATTGTTGAGAATACCGAATTGTTGCCTTGTGTCTGTGATGTTGCCGCACCTGAACCGCTTTGCCCTGAACCACCAACGCCACCAGCACCGACGGTGACTGTATAAGTTGTGCCGCCGACGACTGATAAGCCAGTTGCAGTCCTAAAGCCACCAGCGCCACCAGCGCCGCCACCACGATTATTTGTACCGCCTGCAAAACCAGCACCACCACCGCCTGCAACGACCAAATATTCAACGGTCGATGGTGTTCTAACTCGACCAGCGTCAAAAATTCCGAGAATAGGCATTATGCAATATCTCCAATGACATACCAAGTGTCTGTGCCGACTTTGATCAATGTTGCCGCAGCGTATTGATTACGCAGCTTTGGTGCTGCCGCTGTTGCAGCGTTTGAAGCTACTGTCACGCCACCAGTTCCCTGAATTGTGACTTGACCGGCACCAATTTGAATGATGTTGATTTGTGATCCGATTGAATAAGCAACCGATGAATTCAATGGAATTGTGTACGTTTGAGCAGATGCATTTGATGCCGTTAACAATTTATTTTGATCAGCCAAAACAAATGTGTAAGTCGTGCCTGTTTGTGCGTTGATTGACAAAAGAGACGGCATCGCTGCCGCAGCTAGATCATAGGCAGTTTTTACATTTGCCGGCACTGCTGCTGTGGTTGTCGATGTGCTAGAAATGGAATTTGTCAGCTGAACGACGCCAGCGGCAGATGTAGTTGCAGCATCAACCGAAAGTGTCAAACCACCAGTCGTGCCACCGCCCTGCAACGGAGCAGTCGTATTGACGGCAGTGATGTCGCCTTGATCATTTGCGATCCAGACGAAATCCATATCGGTATTCGTTGCCTTTGAAAGAATTTGACCGGTCGTGCCACCCAATAGATCAGCCATCGATGTTGCCACAGCTTGACCAAATACTTCAAAATCTGCTGGCAAATCTGTGACCAAATCTGTTGCCGTAGGCATTTGCCAGTTGAACGGATTTGTCGGATTGCTCATGTTTTCTCCTTATGCCACGATCGTGGCGTTTTGCCAATCTAGTGTCGGGTTGATTGTGTTCCAGCGTTCCGTGATCGGTACGTCATTCCATCTCATTGCCTGCAACGAGAATGAAATTGGCGACAGATTGAGTGAAACACTGATTTGATTATATCTAGCGGAAAACGTCCAGCCTTCAACGAATCCCAGATATGTTCCGCTGCTCATATTCAATGGCAGATCGCTGATTGCCACCGGCATACCCATAAAAAGGTTGATCAGATTGTCTCGATCCGAGTCATCGATTTCTGGATTTGTCAGCTCGTAAGTGATGGAATTGAAATTATATTGAGGATATGCACGCAATCCCAGATAGAAATTCGCCTGAGATTGGGCATCCGCAGCATTGTGCAAAGTCGTCGTGATGATTTGTGCCAGTTCGCCATATAAACCGATCGACGTATTATTTTTGGCAGATTTCTCCGATGTCGATGTCGCGTCATATTTCAAGGTAATTGAATTTCGGACATCACCGGCACGCTGTTGAATGATCAGCCCTGATCCGAGCGCGTTATTGGCTGAAAGATCGACGTATCCGTTGGTCGATAAATATTGGCTTCGATGCGTGGAATCGGCATATCCAATTTGACCGACTGAATTCTCATATATGTATCCAAGACCAGATGTCGCCAAAGCTGAAACCAATGTATAAACATCAGTGCGTTCTGATGATCGTGCAGCTAGTTCATAATTGCCTGGGCGATCAATTTCACCAAGTCCGGAATTCTGTGCATTTGCCCATGTTGTCGTCGATGGATAAGTCGCCCAAGTCAAAGCCTGTGGCACTTCTTGCCATGAATCAAAAAGCACCGTTTTGAGGATGTCATAAATCTGATCTCCGTCGTGTTCTTTTGGAAGCACGCCATTTGTCAATGCCTTTGGAAGTCGAGCCAATGCGCCAAGTGCAATGATGCCGATCTTTTGCGTGTATCCGACGCTTCCGATTTCGGCGATTGAAATGGAAACATCGACGACCGATCCACCAAAGATCGGGACAAATGTTGCCGTCGAATCTTTGAGCTGAATTGAAAGTGAATCATTGATCTGGATCGGGACGTTCGTTTGTTCAAGATTGATGATTTCAAGATTGATATATCCGGCATTTGCTTGCTCATAGATATTTGTGCGCCCAGATTGAATCGTCAAATTGGACAAAACGGCAGTCGTATATTCGACGCCACCAATGGTAACTTTCCAAATTGGATTAAATTGCGTCATGCGAATTGTAAGCTTCCAGCACCGTTCGTGCCTCGATAGTACGAATCATTCAAAGTATTGACGATCGTTCGGGCTGTACCCTCTGGATCGATTGCGCCAGAGACATTTATTGTGATTCGATCAGCTGTTGAAAGTCCGCCTGTTGCAGCCAATCGATCCTCGGCAGCTTTAGCACGTGCCGCATTGAGTTCAGCCGTGCGAGCCTTTGCAGCTTCACGATCCAAAATTGCTTGTTGCATTGCTTTTGAATACGCAGACAACGGCGCACCGGTGAAAGTCGGTGAATCAGCATTTGGATTGAATCCAGCCCCCGGCGATGCCGTTTGAAATCCTGAATCCACAACCGTGGTCGATCCTGAATCGCTTGTCGCTGTTGCATCAAAATTCACGGATGCCTTCAAAGATTTGTCATTTGAATCGCCAAAAAAGAATCGTGTCAATGGATTGTCCGTGACTAATTTGAGAAAAGCCTTGATTTTATCAACAGTATTTGAAATGAATCCAACGAGTTTTGAGAATCCTGTGACAAGACCACCGACGATTGTTCCAATGGCTTCAAGTGCAGTTTTGAAAGCACCGCCCAAAAGTGGTGCAAGATACTTTTTGATAAATTCCCAAATCTTTGCCAAGAAATCATAAAACGGTTGTAATTCCTCAGAATTGTCACTGATTGATTTTTTGATCTTATCGAACGCAGATTTCAATCCTTCAAAAATTGGCACGACGACCGACATGATTGCTGGAATTACTTCCTCATATAAGAATTTCCACCACTTAACCAAAACAGGTAAAAGATCATCACGAACCGTTTTGAAAATCTCACCAAATGCGGGTCCCAGAGTTTTGCCCAAATTGTCTGCAAATCCTTGAATTGCTGGGATACCTTTATCGACGAACGCGCTGAGCAATGGTGTAAGCGCATCTAGTACGTACGATCCAACCGTTTCTTTGGCTTCATTAAACGCGATGCCCAATCGATCCATTTTGCCTTGAAATGTTTCGGCTTGCTTTGATGCTTGACCTTCAAATGTCTTTGAAAGCGCAATAGTGGCAGCATCGAAATCTTTTGATTTGATGATGTTTTCATCGATTCCGACGCCAAGTTTTTTCAGCGCACCCAAATTGCCATCGTGTGCTTTTGCCAAAGCTTCCGAAACTGCCTGCAAATCTTTGCCAGTACCGGCAGCAATATCCAATGCAAGTGACTGCAATTTCTGAGCTTCGGTGACGTCTTTTGTCGAACGAACCAATCGATCCAGAGATGGACGCAATTTGTCATCAGTCACGCCATTTGCCAAAGAAGTTTTTGTGATGTAATCCTCGACGGCTTTGATTTGTGTGTTTGTCGCGCCTGTTACGTTTTCAAGGGTTGTCGCCAATTTTTCCTGTGCAGCTTGATCCTCAATCGCAGACTTTACGCCATCGACCAATAGCGTTGCGGCGTAAGCTGCGGCAGCTGCGCCAGCCACGACAAATGCCGCACCGACCTTTTTGGAAAAATCACCGATTTTGCTGGCAGATGTTTTGACGTCATTATCAGCTGTCGAAAGCGACTTTTTAAGCTGATCAACGTCAGCAAGAATGGAGAGCTTTAACGTTCTTGATCCGGTTGCAGCCATTACCACTCCTTCAAAATTCTACTAAAAGCATTTTCCCACTGATTGATGATGTACGGCTGTTCGGCACGCAGAGTCGGATATATAAACCATCCCTTTGATCCGCGACCTTCACTGCCCGACCAGACCGGAAATTGTTTGAATTTGTTCGATCCGAATTCGTAACCGCCCCAAAGCATTTGAGTTGTACCGCCGCCGCTAAGTTTTTGGGATGCAAAGCCAAATGAAATCTCACCAGTTTTGGCAGATTTTGACACACGCGATCCGGAAGCGATCATCGGCGCGACTTTGTTATTTGCGTTCGATGCCGATCTTTGAATTCGTCCCTGCAAGTAAGTCGCCAAAGCATTTGATTCTTTTTTGGCTTCCGTGACAGCTTGTTCATCCATCGCCTTGAAAGCTGCATAAATGCCACGGAGATCAGATTTATCGTATGCGATCGCGTCCTCAGCCATTGCGTTTCTCCAGAATCTCCATGACCGTCATGATGTCATCGGCTGTTTCAAATGATTTGGGATCGAGACCGGTTTCGATCGCTAAATCCCAAATCAGTCGATTTAAGCTTCCGACGGCGTAGCTTTTGG